GCCGATATCATTATGGCTTTTCACGCTGACATGGTCGCCTCACCAAATTTAGATGAAGCTGTTTTAAAACATTTAAAACCTAAAACAGTTGTAACAGCTACTAGAGTTGAACCACCATTACATCCCGATGGTAAAGAAAAAGTTGTACATGACTTCGGTTCAGAGATAGAAGATTTTGATTACAATAAATTTTGTGATTGGGCTAATAAATACGAACCCAAGCACGGCATTCCCACTACAAAAGGTGTTTTCGCTCCTTGGTGCATGTATAAAGAAGATTTTTTATCAATAGGTGGTCACGATGAATTATTTGCACCACAAAGTAGAGAGGATAGTGATTTATTTAATCGATTCATTTTAAATGGATATGAAACAATACAAACTTGGGAAGGTTTAGTTTATCACTTTACATCTAGAGGCAGTAGATTTAACAAACATAATGGCGTAAAAACAGGACAAGATTCAGAAGAGTGGAAAAAAACAAATTCAAAAAACGAAAGAAACTTTTTCAGAAAGTGGGGTAGCGATGTTTGTAATGATGAATTTTTAAAACCGATAGTATTACCTAAATACGACATAGGTATTATACTTTATGGAGCTAATTTAGAATTTATAGAATTACTCGAACCTCGCTGTTCTAACTTGTACTACGACATTTGTGTAGATGATATCCAACCTTATCTTGACAAAGAACAAAAAAACACTTTATATGATTTAAAGGATAGAGTAAAAAGCATAACAGAAAAAATAGATAATGAAATCATCATAGAGATTAACTGTTCATTGTTTAACAATAATGACTTTGCTATTATCAACAACTTTTCTAAAATTATGAAAGAAAATTCTCAAACAGGTACTTTTAAACTTGAAAATATGATAATTAAAGTATCATCTTTTAAAGAATACCAAGATTTACTAAAATGAAAAAAGCAATAGTTACAGGAGTTACAGGTCAAGTCGGTTCTTATATGGCCGAGTTTTTACTAAAGTTTACGAACGTAGAGGTTTACGGAGCAATTAGACGTTTAAGTGTCCCTAATCACCAACACATAGAACACCTCAAACTTAATCCACAATTTCATTTAGTAGAAATGGATTTAGGAGACGAACATAGCATTAATACATTAATCGAAGAAATTAAACCAGATTACTTTATTAATTTTGCAGCCAATTCTTTCGTAGGTTTAAGTTGGAAAATGCCCGTAAATCATTTTCAAAACAATACCATGGGAGTTCTACATCAACTAGAAGCTATTAGAAAACACTGTCCAAAATGTCGTTACTATAATGCAGGTTCTTCGGAAGAGTTTGGTGATGTAATTTATAGCCCACAAGATTTAAAACACCCCTCTAGACCTCGTAGTCCTTACGGTGCTTCTAAAGTTGCGGCTAGACAAATTGTAAAAGTGTGGAGAGATTCTTATGATTTATTTGCAATTCAAGGATATTTATTTAATCACGAATCAGAAAGACGTGGAGAAGAATTTGTTACTAGAAAAATTACCAAAGGTATTGCAAAAATTAAAGAAGCTATTGAGTCTGGAAAAGATTTTGAACCAATCGAGTTAGGAAACCTAGAAGCTCAAAGAGATTGGAGTCACGCTGAAGATTTCGTTAGGGCTGTTTGGCTTATGTTGAATGCCGAAAAACCAAAAGATTATCTTTTAGCTTCTGGCGAAACACATTCTGTAAAAGAGTTTGTTAACCTTGCTTTTAATTATGCTGAAATCGAAGGCGAAGAATACAAAGAGCTACCATATTCAGAAAGTTCTGGTGGCGGTTACGTTTCAGCTTATCGTTGGGTTGGCTCTGGAGAAGAAGAAATTTTATACTTTAGGGATAAGCCAGTCATAAAGGTTAATCCAAAATTTTATCGACCTGCGGAAGTCGAACTCCTTTTAGGAGATCCATCTGAAGCTCAAAACGAATTAAATTGGGAAAAAATAGTTGACTTTAAAACATTAGTTCGTAGAATGATAGAAAATGACATTAAAGAATCGAAAAGAAATTCTAGCCAGACTGATCGAGATTCCCGAAAAGGGAAAAAGACAGTTTTGGTCTAGAGAAATGATGTTCCTCAAAAAACTTGAGGAAAGATACTCTATTGAGTTTTTAAAAATCTTAACGTTTCCTAAAAAATATGACAGTTTAGCTTATATATACTCAAAAGAGTTAAGGGAGACAATGGATAGAAAATGGAAAAACTTTAACTTTAAAGTTGACTTATCAAAATATCCATCTTATAGTATAGGGGAAAAATCGGGAGAAGATTATGTACCCCAAAAGAACAAACTAAAAAATACAAAAACATTTTTAAATGAGTGATATAGATTCAGAAATATTAGACAAGTTTCTCAAAGCTAAAAAAGACGACCATTATAATTTTGAGAAATCAATTGATTACAAAGCATCAAGTGGCTCTTTGCAACTTGATTTAAACCTAAATGGTGGATTCGGACCAGGTCTACACAGATTTGTAGGAATGAATGAAGGTGGCAAAACCAGCGCCGCTTTGGAAGTAATGAAAAACATGCTCAACACACAAAAAAAAGCAAAGGGTTTCTACATCAAAGCTGAAGGTCGCCTATCTAATGAAATGGTGGCTAGATCTGGTGTTAAGTTTGTATACGACGCAAAAGAATGGAAAACCGGTACTTGCTTCGTCTTTGAAAGTAATATTTACGAGGTTGTCGTTGATGCGATCAAAACTTTAGTAGAACAAAATGAAGATGAACACCAATATTGCTTTATTCTAGATTCGGTGGATGGTTTAATTTCTAAACAAGATATAGATAAATCTTTCTATGATTCTAACAAAGTTGCAGGTGGAGCTGTAATTGCAGCTAACTTTATGAAGAGAATGTCCATATCTCTTGCAAAAAGGGGTCATATGGCTATTTTTATCAGTCAAGTGAGGGCAGATATCAAATTAGATCCATACACAAAGGCTCCGATACGTCAAACGTCAGCAACGGGCGGTAATGCTTTATTACACTTTGCCAACTATATTATAGAGTTTGAGCCAAGATTTAAATCTGATTTAATGCTACAAAACCCATCTATTAAACAACCAGATCCCAAAACCAACCCCATTATTGGACATTGGGCAAAGGCTACAATTAAAAAATCACCCAACGAAAAAACTAATAATACAATCGCTTACCCAATTAGGTACGGTAGAACTGGTGGAAAATCTGTTTGGGTAGAGAAAGAATTGGTTGATTTGCTTTATATGTGGGAATTTGTTACCAAAAAAGGTGCTTGGATTACAATTGAAGAAGAATTTAGAGAATTGGTAGAAGAATCCTCTCCAGATCTACCAGAAAAGATACAAGGAGAAGCTAATCTATTTAAATTAATCGAAGAAAACGAAGCTCTTTGCAGTTTTTTAATCGATTATTTTAAAAAAAATATAGCAGAACTAGTGTAATGTGAACTTTATAACCTTATACGGTAAAGAAAAACCTGTTAGAAATGCACACAGGTACAAAATCAAATGGAATGGAAAATGTAGAAGCAAATTCCAACGTACAGTAAGATCTTATTTGTACAAACATTGGCGCTACGATGCCGTATATGAGGAGTTTAAGGTAGCGGGCACTCAATTAAGCCTAGATTTCTACAATCATACCAAAAAAATAGCAATTGAAGTGCAGGGAGCTCAACATTTGCAGTTTGTTAAGCATTTTCACAAAACCAGAGCTAATTTTGTACGTCAAATACGTAGAGATAACAAAAAAATAGAATTTTGTGAACTAAATCAGATCAAACTGATAGAAATTTACCCAGATGATGAATTATCCGAAGAATATTTTGATAAAATCCTGTCTATAGTGTAAATTATACGATGGCTTTAAAGTTTAAAAATTTCAATTTACCAGAAAAAGTCCTTAATGAATTGTATGAATTAACAGGTAAAGAAGGGGCTTACAAGGGTTTAGTTTTAGCTTATGCATCAGAAAATGGCGAACCAGTAATATTTAGTAAATTTGACTCAACAGTTGTGGAATACGCATTACAAAAAGCACTAGAGCAATATTTACAAGAAAATGAGGCTACTTTACTTTTAGACGATCCAGAGCAATAAAAACTTGACAAATCAATTTTATCTCTCATAATAACCCGTATGATATATAGTTATGAGATAGAAAAACAGATACTTGCGGTATTTATACAGAAACCCAAGTTATTAGTAAATTATTTAAACATCATTAATCAAAATGATTTTTTTGCAGAACGCTCGCTTTTACACAAAACATTATTTACTGTCTTAAAATCGGCTGTTCAAAAGGGAGAGAGTATTGACGAAGTTATTCTTACCCAAAGAATTAAAGATTTGGGGATTAAGTTTGAGGAAGATATCAATGTTTTGGATTATGTAAGGTCTCTTTCAATGAGGAAGATTCATGGAGATGATAAAATACAATCTAGTATTCAAGAACTTAAAAAGTTAAGTGCTAGAAGAAGCATCTCTAAATCAGCTGAAAAGATTATAGATTCAATGAAATCTATAAGTGCAGAAGTTCCTTATAGTAAAATTTTAGAAAATGCAGACCAAATATTCAACAAGAATATAAATCTATTTGAGGTCGGTACAAATGTTCCAGAAAACATTTATGACGAAATGGAATCATTTATAGAAGATCGTGGTAATAATCCAATGACCGAGTTTGGTATGATGGGTCCGCACGAAAAAATCAATGATATATACGGCTCTCTTTTAAGGCCTGGAAACATTACAGTTATTGTAGCTCGATCTGGTGTAGGTAAAACACAATTCTGTATGGACTATGCAACAAAGGTTGCATCAACTTACGATGTACCAGTCTTACACTTCGATAATGGAGAAATGAGTAAAGAAGAGCTTATAATTAGACAATGTTCTGCTTTCTCTGGAGTGCCTTCATATTTACTAGAAAGTGGTAGGTGGCGTCAAGCTGGAGACGATGTAGTTCAAAAGGTTCGTGAAGTTTGGCAAAAGGTTAAAAAACTAAAATTTTACTACTACAATGTTGGTGGTATGGATGTTGATCAGATGATTAACACTTTGAAGAGATTTTATTATTCCAAAGTCGGAAGAGGTAATAGAATGGTTTTTAGTTTTGACTACATCAAAACAACATCAGAAAAAAGCCAAAAAAATGAGTGGCAGATTGTAGGCGAAATGGTGGATAAATTCAAGAAATGTATTCAAAAAGAAATACTAGAAGATGGTTCTCCAGTCATACCTATGATTACTTCAGTACAATCAAATCGTAGTGGTATCACAAACAATAGAAACTCACAAAACATTGTAGATGATGAATCTGTAGTTTCTCTATCTGATAGGATTACTCAATTCTGTTCTCACATGTTTATTTTACGACAAAAAACAAATGATGAGATAGAAAACGAAGGTTCTTCATTTGGAACACATAAATTAATTAATGTTAAGTCTAGACACTTGGGTAAAGATATTGCAGGTGCAATAGAACCCGTTCAAGTAAACGACAACTTGAGAAGAAACTTTATTAATTTAGAATTTAGAAACTTTAATATATCTGAAAAAGGAGACTTACGGGATATCGTAAGCTTCAGAGAAAGTGGTGGAGATTTACAAATGTCAATAGACGATTCGGTTCCTAGCTTTGACGACATCTAATATGAATTATCAACAATCTTTAGAGAAATTAGGCTATAAGCTTCAAGATTGTGGCAATCATTGGAGAACTAGAGCTATATATCGCAATGGTAAAACAAGCACTTCTGTTTTAGTGTACAAAGATACTGGGGTATGGAGAGATTTTGGGGTAGATAGTGAACCTAAACCATTTCAAGCGCTAGTAAAGCAAACTTTAAATACTGAAGACCCCAATATATTAAAAGAATACTTTGATGCTAAATTAATTGGCGAATATAAACCTAAACCCAAAGAAGAAAAAATAGAAATGGAAAAAATTTATCCCAAATCTTCATTAGACAAGCTCTTACCTATAAGAGATTTTTACGAGAGAAAAAACATTAGTAAAGAAACACAAGAAACTTTTGAATGTGGTTATGCTGGTGGAGGTAAAATGTATAGGCGTATAGTTTTCCCAATTTACGACTTAAACAATCAAATACACGGATTCTCTGGTAGAACTGTTGTGGAAGGCGATAATATACCAAAATGGAAACATATGGGTCGCAAAACGGATTGGGTTTACCCACACCACCTAGCCTACAACAATATAGAAGAGACCAATGAGGTTATTCTAGTAGAAAGTATTGGAGATTGCATGGCTTTATATGAAGCTGGATTTAAAAATGTTTTAATGCTCGCTGGTCTGGACATCTCATCTAAACTAATGGCATATTTAAATACTTTTTCATTGGACAAAATTATTGTTTCAATGAACAACGACAAACACAAAGAAACAAATTCTGGTGGACAAGCTACAGTTAAAACTGTCGCTAAATTAGCCCAAATATATGACTTAAATCAGATATGCGTTAACCCACCATTAGAAAATGATTTTGGAGAAATGTTAGAAAAAAACCCATCTAATATTAGTATGTTTACACAGTGGTACGATAGACGAAACAAGTGGAATTTATCAAACAGTAACACCCAAAAATGGATTACAGAAGAGATAAAGAAAAATAGCAACTTGTCAAAAAATGCTAATTGTAAAAAACTAATTAAAATATTAAATTCGTGAAAAAGGTAGTAATATGGAGAGTTCTCTCAATAATTTTGTGCACCCTAATGGCTAGGATGTGGTTTGGGGATTGGCATGTCACCCTTTTTGGTATTTTCATTTCGTTTGTGATGACTATTGTTCATTACTATTTCGAAAAAATTTGGGACATTTATGGAAGTTAAATTATCAGCAAGTCGCATCAAAACAGCGCAGTCATGTAGTTGGATATATTGGAATAAATATGTTCAAAAATTACCAGATACTAATAATGATGGCGCTAAAAGAGGAACTGTTTGTCATAACGTATTCGAACACCTTTCAAAACAAAAAACAAAAACCCAATTTAATAAAATTGTAAAAGCTAAAGACCCATTTGCGGCTAAAGCGGTCAAGGACTTAATTATGGCTGATGCCACAGAGCTTGGCGTCACAGACGAAGATAATATGACTTTAATAAAACAAATGATTTTAAATGGTTTGAATTGCAACTTTCATGGGGAAGATTTAGGAATACCAGATGAAGCCCACGCAGAATTAGACTTTGATATAGAAAAAAATGGTTACCACATTAGAGGTTTCATAGATCAATTGTTTTTATACAAAGAGAAAAAAATAGCAATAATAAGAGATTATAAAACAAGCAAAAAAATATTTGAAGGTAAAGAAAAAGAAGACAATCTACAAGACTACATTTATTGCCTAGCCGTCAAACATCTTTTCCCAGAATACGTTAATAGAAACTCTGAATTTTTATTTTTAAAATTTAATTTGAAAAAAGAAGGGTTACTGAAAATGAAACCCTTGGACGAAGATGACCTAGAAGGTTTTGAAATACAATTAGCTAACATTCAAGAGTATTTAGAAAACTTTGACGAAATAGATGCCAACTCAAATTTTGCATACGATAAAGGTTTTCCAGATGATGGTTCTTTTGGTGGCAAACTTCAATGTGGATTTGCAAAAGAAAAAGGTCAACTTAAAAAAGACGGTTCTCTTATGTGGCATTGCCCCTTTAAGTTTGATTTTTACTATGTCCAAATTTTTGACAAAGACGGAGAGTTTATGTCGTCTTGTTTCCAAGATGAGTTTGAAAAGTCTATGATTCCAGAAGGTGGCAAATCCTTTGTAAAATATTATAAAGGTTGCCCCAAACACTTGACAAATTGATATTACCATTTATATTGGTGATATGATTCCATTATTTAAAACACATTCTTCTATAGGTAAAAGCATTTTACGAATAGATGATGTACACGAGTTAACAAAAGACTTCGAAGAGGTTTACTTCGTCGAAGATAATATGACAGGTTTCCCAGAGGCCTTTAGAAAGTTTGAAGATAGGTTACGTTTTGGTTTGCGTTTCTCTATGTATAACGATGACCATAGCGAAGAATCCGAAAGTAAAATGGTTGCATTTGCAAATGGTGATGCTGGAGCTAAAGAGTTGTATAACCTTTATACACAACAGTCAGATATTAAAATAACGAAGCCTTGGGATTCAACCAGCAATTTACAATATGTTGTTCCGTTTTATGACTCTTTTATACATAAAAATCTAACAACTTTTTCTAATTGTATAATTGATTTACCAAGCAATGTTCCGTTTCTGATAGAGGATAACAATCTTCCCTTTGATTGTTTGATTCACGAAAAAATACTAAAATATTGCGAAAATCACTCAAATGAACTAATACAAGCTAAATCTATATATTACCGAAAACAAGAAGATGTTTTAGCTTTCCAAACTTACAAACTAATATGTAACCGCAGGATAGGTAGAAGTTACGATCTATCAAACCCTGGACTAGACCACTTTGGCAGCGACCAATTTTGCTTTGGATCATGGAAGAATTACTTCGATACAACTTTAAACAACGCTATATAGTTTTCGATACCGAAACGGAAGGTTTAAATCTAATTACATCTAAACCTTGGCAAGTAGCTTGGATTGAATGTGAGGGCAAAAAAGTAGTTAAGAAACATAACCGCTTTATCAAATGGGATAACCTCAACGTTTCTCCAGAGGCGGCTAGAGTAACTGGGTTTGATCGTGATCACTATGAATCAGTCGCTGAAGATCCAAAGACCGTATGGAAGGATTTTCAAAAAGCTCTTTACGACAAAAAAAATCTTATTGTTGGTCAAAACATTTTGGGTTACGATATCTATATACTAAATGTTTGGTGTAGAAAAATGGGTATCAAAATAAACCATAAGGATTACATCAACCGTTGTTTCGATACAAAGTCTGTAGCAATGGCGATAGCTAAAGAGAATAAAAATCCAGATAAAGATGATTTACTTGCTTGGCAATTGAGATATCTCAATTATAGAGAGCGTGGCTTAAAAACAAATCAGAAATATCTATTACAGCATTACGGTATTGACTTTGATGAAACAAAGCTACATGATGCTTTATACGATATAGAAAAAAACTTCGAAATATTTCAAAAACAAATATGGGAATTAGAAATTTAGAATCATTTAAACAACCAATGCCAGTTGGTGTTAGATTACCAGAGATCGAAGTAGAACAAAGATTCTATGATGAGCTAGGTATCTCTAATACATCATCTAACTACGATTTACTTCGTGAGTTATGCTTAAAGGGAGTCAAGCAAAGAGGTATAGATAAATTAGATAATAAACAAGAATACTATGATAGAGTTAAAATGGAATTATCTGTTTTACAAGAGCTTGGATTTATTGATTACATACTCCTAAATTGGGATATTTTAAACTTTTGCCATGAGAATGATATACCAACTGGGCCAGGTCGTGGTTCTGCCGCTGGCTCGTTGGTATTATTTTTACTAAAAGTAACAAATATTGATCCGATCAAATATGACCTGTTTTTCGAGCGATTTGTGTCCAAAAGCAGAGCTAAAAAGACTGTTGTTGACGATATAACGTACCTAGACGGCTCTTTGTTGGCTGACGTGGACAATGACATCAGTTACGATAGAAGAGCCGAGGTAATCAAATATATTGAAGAGAAGCATAAAGGTAAGACTTGCAAAATACTAACTTTAAACACATTGAGCAGTAAATTATGTGTAAAAGAGTGCGGAAAGATTGTAGGGGGATTCTCGGAAGAGGAAGTTAATGATATTAGCGCCTCTATTCCAAAGCAGTTCGGAAAGGTATTTAAGCTACAAAAAGCTTATGATGAAAGCGAAAAACTCAAAAAGTTTTGCGATGACAACCCCCAAGTATTTAACATTGCCAAAAAACTAGAAGGATTAAACAAGAATACTGGCGTTCACCCATCTGGGATTGCTATTAGTTTCTATAATATAGAAGAGGTAATGCCTATGCAGAAAACTAATGATGGAAATTATGTTTCTGGATATGACATGAACGATGTAGCATCTTTGATGGTAAAATTCGATATCCTAGGATTGCGTACTTTATCTGTTGTTTATGATACACTAAAACAACTTGATATGGACATAAATACTATCGATGTCGAATCATCAGACATATATGAAAACTTCAAATTCATTGAGGCACCAAAGGGTCTCTTCCAGATTGAAGCGGATACAAACTTTAAAGCAGCTAGAAAAATTGCTCCTCGCAATCTTGAAGAACTATCTGCCGTGGTTGCTATTGCTCGCCCTGGTGCACTTGATTATTTAGATACATATGCAAGCTATGTAAAAACAAGCGTGTTCAATTCCGTTCACGAGTTTTTTGATGATATACTGTCATACACCGGTGGGATTCCCCTCTATCAAGAGCAGTTAATGCAGATGGCTGTTAAAGTTGGTTTTACACTTGATGAAGCGGAACAAATTAGACGTATTGTTGGTAAAAAGAAAGTAGACCAAATGCCAGTTTGGAAAGCTAAAATCGAACAAAAGGTAGAGGAAAACAATTTACCGAAACAAGTCGGAGATGTTCTTTGGAAAGTAGCGGAAGATTCAGCTAATTACTCCTTCAATAAATCTCACTCTATTAGTTATGCTACACTTGCGGCTTTAACAACATACCTTAAATTCAACCATTCAAAAGAATTTTTCCTTTCATTGCTTAAAATGACAAAGCATGAGCCAGATTCTCATGCAGAGATATCATTAATTAGTCAAGAATTATGTTTGTTTAATATGAAGCTATTGCCACCCGATTTATCTAAATCAAAAATAGAGTTTTCTATTGAAGGTAAAGATATTAGATATGGTCTAAATAGCGTTAAGGGTGTTTCAGAAAAAACTTTAGAAAACATCGTTGGCTTTAGAGACTCTCAATTAATTGAACAAAATAAATATGATGTGTTTTTATCTGCAAAAGATTCTGGAATTAATATCGGTGTTTTATCTGGATTAATTCAAGGTGGTATGATGGATTCTTTTTGCGATAATTCTAGTGGTGTTCCAAATCGTTGTAGACTTGTTTTAGAGGCTCAAGCATTTAATTTATTAACTCACAGAGAGAAAAGAAACTTTACCAAACTTGGAGAAAAATTAAACTACGACATATTAAATTCAATAGCGTTTGTTAGAAAAGAAAATTATCCAGCGGATGATGGCAAACCAATCATGAAAGAGTCTAGATTTAAGACTTTCAAAAGAGATTACGATAGATATCGCAAAATATATGACAAAAACAAAGAACATTTGGTTTTTGCTAATTGGTATTTTGAGCGTAAGTATTTAGGCTATAGCCACTCTAATGAAATTAAAAATGTTTTTCAAGACACACAAAATGTTGTTAACAGTCTAGAACTCAAGTCAGTTCAACAAAACGATCGTGTAAAGTATGTTGGAGTTGTTACAGATTGTATATCTAGAACAAGTCGAGCTGGAAACAAGTATATGAGAGTTGAAATACAAGATGACTATGGAAAAGTTAATTTTATGATGGCTAATAATAGAAGATCAGCCACTTTAGATAATTACCTTAATAGTGGGGGTAAAAAACCTAAAGAAAGTCAAATTGTGTTTATTTACGGCACGAAGGGTGAAGATATTATTTTTGGAGAAAAAATCTCCATTCTTGACGAAAAAATTTACACAAGATTATCAGAAATTAAATGAGCGATTTTTCAGAATACAACCTTACCCCCAGTGCTAAAAAAGCGCTAATGAATGCCAGACAAATTGCAGATGAGATGAATCATCTCAAAACGACTGACGCACACCTATTTATATCCATTTTAGAAGACGACCATATTTTATTAGATCATTGTTTCCGCAATTGCTTTGTGAAAAAAGATTTGGTTGTAGATACAATGAGCGCTTTACTGGTTGAGTATAAAGAAAGAAAAAGAAAATACAAAATCTTCTCTAAAGAAATTAAAGAAATATTAAGTTCTGCTCAAAAAGTTGCTTCAGCTCTTGATTCATCTTATGTGGGGGTAGATCATATTTTTGTGGCAATGCTAGAAATGCGCCAAGATATATGCGCCTTTTTAGAGTCTATAAACATCAACGCTTCTGAATTAAAAACTTCAATCATTGATGCTTTATCAAACGGCATCGAACAAGAAAAAGCTACAACAAATCCAACCCAACAACCCAAACAAAAACAAAAAGATGTATCTGAAATTTTAGCTTCTTGCTGTGAAGTTCTAAATGAAACAATTGGTAGCCGTGGGACTTATGAAATATTTGGAAGAGAAAAAGAAATAAATCGTTCATTTGAAGTCCTTTTACGTAAAAACAAAAGCAATATTATTTTAGTTGGAGAGCCTGGTGTTGGTAAAACAGCTATTGTTGAAGGAATGGTGGAAAAAATCTTACAAAGAAAAGCTCCAGATTTTTTATTACATAAACAGTTTCTGTCTTTAGATTTATCTGGTTTGGTATCTGGCACAATGTACAGAGGACAAATGGAAGAAAAAGTTAAAGTCATCATAGACTTTTTAAGACAGCATGAAGAATGTGTTTTGTTTATTGATGAGATACATACTGTGATAGGCGCAGGTAGTTCAGAGGGAGGTTTAGATTTTGCAAATATGTTAAAACCCTACTTATCCAGAGGAGAGATTTCTTGTATTGGAGCTACAACAAAAGAAGAATATGAAAAATATTTTAAAAAAGACGGTGCTCTAAATCGTCGTTTTGAAAAGATAGATGTAAAAGAACCCACTAAAAAAGAAACTTTAAAATTATTAAAGTCTGCAAAAAAATCATACGAATCTTATCATACAGTAGAATACTCCGACACACTGATTGAAGTTATTGTAAATTTATGTGAAAAATATTTGCCAGAAAAAAAATTCCCAGACAAAGCTTTTGATATTTTAGATGAAGCGGGGGCAAAAACAAAAAAACTAAAGATTAAAAGACCTCAAGAGGCTATCGATATGGAATCTAAATTAATAGATAAAGAGTTTCAAAAAGACGATAAAAAATACAAAGAATACGAGACGAAATACAAAGATATCTTGTATGATTGGGGACAAACATTAAAAGATACAAAACATTCAGTAACTGGCTCTGTAGTGTATCAAATTTTCGCGGATAAATTAGGGATTTCAGTCAAAGAAATCAAAAGCGGGCAAAATATTCCTAATAAAAATAGAATTGGCTTTCACTAAAATTAATATTAGTTATGAAACTAAATGAATATTTATCAGGTAGATTAGTAGAAAAAACGGAAACTGTTTCGATATCACGGACAGAAAAAGAATTTTTAGAATATATTTTTAGTTCTGACGAATACCTTAAAACTAATTTTAATCTTTTTGAGTTTTTAGAAAGTTTATCTCTATTAGGTAGAAGTTTTTTTTACGATAGTTATAAATTTAAACACAAAGATAGAACTTTTTGTATCAAAATTGGAGATAAAGACGATAGCTTCATATTTAGAAGAGAAAGAGATATCTTAAAAAAGATAGAAAAAATAAACTTAAGTCCTACTTTTTTAAATTTTTATTCATGTAAAAATTATTCTTATTTACTGACAACTTTTGAACACGGATTACCAATTAAAGAATTTGGCTTACCATTTTTACAAAGTAATTTACCAACTATTGGAGCTAATTTAGCTTACTTACATGAAAAAACCTTTTCTCATAAAAAAGACTATACAGAAGATTTCATGCAGGAGATTTACGATTACGGTGATTTTGAATCAGTTTTAGATGAAGAAATCTATAAAGAACTAAAAGAGTTAAATATTTTTCCTGAAATTTGTGAATGCTTAAATTTTATAAAACAAAGTATTGAACAACAAATGGTTGTTGGTAGTAATGCCTCATCTATATGTCATTTACATTTAACTCAATCAAATATTTTAGAAAGAGCGGGAATGATAAAGTTTGTTAATTTTCATAAAGCAAGAAGAACTAATCCTATGTTTGATTTAGCCTTCTGCGCTATTAAGTCTGGTATATCTACTTCAGAGCATATGGAGAAAATTTTTATAGAAAACTACGTAAAATATCATAAGCATTTTAATAAATTTGGAGATGTTTATGAAACTTTTTTATGCTATAAACAAGTATCTGCAAAACTAATACTGTACGAAATGCTTTGTTCTTATGTTTACGAACTGATATTTTTAGACGACACTTATCCTTACTTTGATTACTTTAATATGTATCAAATTGTTAAAGAAGAGATAGGTGACGAATTATGCGATTTGGTCAAAACTACAGACGAAATTTTTGGGAATTTTGAAGTTTAATAACTCCAATCACTATCCCCAAACAATTCAAAAGGTTGTTCTAACCACTCTTTATCCCAAACAGCATTTTCTGCAACTTTCCATTTAGGTATTCTTTTTATAGCCTCGGTGCTACTTAAAGATTCTGGAATCCATTTTAGTCTATTGTTGGGGTAAATAGCTATCTGACCATTTTTAAGCCGAATGACGTTCATTTCTTTGTGTTCATCAAGCAAATCAGAGTCTCCTACGTCTACATATCCTAATGATTGTTTTTCTGGTATACAATCAATTGTAAACCAGTAATTTCCCTCTTTGAATCCCTCTTCTCCCATATTGACTAACATAGGTACATCAGCAAGTTGAGCTTTTTGGAATAATTCTATATCATTTGACAAACATTCCCACATTTGTACGTCGACTAAATCAAATTCTTCGTGATTTTTTTCTGGCAATTTCCAATATAAGCAGTCGGGTCTAACTTTATCATAACAAGCACAATAATCGTCAATCCACACCTGGAAACAAAAAGGTCTACCTCTTAACGCTCTTACAGATACTAACCATGCAGGCTCAAATTCTTCTCTTGAACCGCCCCACATATCTTTTCTTATGTAAACCCTAGCTTTCGGTAAATTTATATTCCTTGGCATATAGAATTTTACACTTTTTATTATATAATAGTGACATATGCAATACAATCTTTACAAACCAAATTCAAAAGGAACAGGTTGCGCCTTTTCTTTCAAAATTATCACAAAAGACAAAGAGGGGAATCCAGCTAAACCCACCTTCTTAATTCAATCAATTAAGCAAGCTAGTTGGGATTCAAACAAAAAAACAGGTTCTTTTAGCGCAAATGCGAAAGATCCAGAGAAAAATATTTACTGCAAAATTAATGAAAATGAAGCTGGTGCTATACTACATGCTATAGAAAAGTATAAAGAATGGTCTGCTTTCCACACATATAATGACGATAAAACAACTATCTCATTTAAACCATATACAAAAAACAATGGAGTTCAAGCTTGGTCATTGGGAGTTATCAAGAATACAACTTTAAAATTTGGTATTGGAGTAGAAATGGGGGAAGCGAGAGCGCTTAAATCTCTTTTAGAACTATATCTTTATAAATTGTTTGATCATAGCTAATGAAAACAGTCGTCTATCACTCTAATAACTCCAGAGCGTTTACTGGGTTTGGTAAACATTGTAAGAATATTTTAAAGTATTTACAAAAAACTGGTAAATATAAATTGATTGAGCTTGCTAATGGTTCTCCATTTGACCACCCAGAGCATAAAACAAAACCTTGGTTGTGTGAAGGTTCGTTACCAAATGACCCAAACACCATAAGAGAATTAAACGCAAATCCAGAAAGGGGTAGAGCGGCAGGATACGGTGCCGAAAGAATAGACCATGTAATCAAAAAACATAAACCAGATTTTTATATTGGGGTAGAAGATATTTGGGGTTTCGCAGGCTACTGGGATAAGCCTTGGTGGGATAAAATTAATCATATGATTTGGACCACTTTAGATAGTCAACCAATTTTACAACAAGCTATAGATGCAGCACCCAAAACAAAGAATTTTTATGTGTGGTCATCTTTTGCAGAAAAAGATTTAAAAGAAATTGGTCACGACCACGTTAAGACTTTGCACGGCTCAATTGATACAAATGATTTTTTTAGATTTGATGATCAGAAAAGAAATCAATTAAAATCTTTTTTTGGCTTACAAGATAATTATATTATCGGTTTTGTTTTTAGAAACCAATTAAGAAAAAGTGTGCCAAATATGTTAGATGGATTTAAAATCTTTAAAAAGGATTGTCCTCAAGCTAAATTACTTTTGCACACTCATTGGTCTGAAGGTTGGGATATACCAAGATTAATTAAGGAAAAAAATATAGACCCCAATGATATTCTTACGACATATTTTTGCTCGTCTTGTGGAAACTATGAGGTAAAACCATTTACTGGACAGGAACAAAACTGCCGTTTTTGCGGAACTGAAAAATGCCAAAACACAACAAATGTTTCTGCTGGTGTAGACGAACAACAGTTAAACGAAATTTATAATTTAATGGATGTTTATTGCCACCCATTTACAAGTGGCGGTATGGAAATACCTATTTTCGAAGCCAAGTTAACAGAATTAATTACATTAGTTACTAATTATTCCTGCGGTGAGGATTCTTGTACAGCCGAAAGCGGAGGTTTCCCTTTAGATTGGGCGGAATATAGAGAGCCTGGAACTCAATTCATTAAAGCTTCCACTTACGCTTCTAGCATCGCTAAACAACTTAAAAAAGTTTGGCAAATGAAACCAGAAAAGGTAAGAGAGCTTGGCAGAAAAGCCAGACAGTTTACTATTGATAATTATTCAGTAGAGGTGATAGGCAAAAAATTAGAAGCCATCATTGATTCTTCGCCAGACATTGATTATGATTTTGACTGGGACAAAGAAGATAAAGAAAAAGCACCAGAATTAATGGAGCTTTTAGATGATGGTAAAAGAATTGCTGTGATTATGCCAGAATCCGCTGGAGATGTTTTGTGGATTAATTCATTAATGGGTAATCTAAAAAAACAATATAAAGAATATGACATTTATGTCTTTACAAAACCTCAATTCTTTGATTACATAGAAGACAATCAAAATGTACATAAAGTTTTACCATACCACCCACAATTAGATAACTTACATTTTTTAGAGGGACAGGGAGATCACAAAGGTTATTTTGATATGGCTTTCTTGCCACATTTTGGTACTCAAAGATTTCACAATTACCATCACAATGGTTTAGACAAACCACAATTCGAATTATATGAAAATTAGAATACCGATTTCAACTGGAGAACTTGTTGACAAATTAACAATTCTTGATGTAAAATTAGAAAATATTACAGACGAAGAAAAGTTAAAGAACGTTCGTAACGAAAAAGAACAACTAGAAAAAATATATAATCAATTCCAAGGTTTTATAGCTGAAGAATTGTCTTTATTAAGAGATGTTCTTTACCAAATTAACAGAGGTCTCTGGGGTATTGAGGATAAGATAAGGGAGCATGAAAGAAATAAAGACTTTGGATCAACCTTTGTGAGGTTAGCTAGAGATGTTTATCACACAAACGACAAACGTTTTGAAATTAAAAATAAAATCAATAAAATAACAAATTCAAACATACAGGAGGTAAAATCATATGAGTCATATAGCTGAAGTTTACGCAAAAGATTTGGGTGTTAAAATTGGCAAACCAGAATTAACAGAACATTATTTCCCTATTTGCTTTGAAAAATATATTACGTTTCAGAATCCAATTAAAATGCAAGCCCAACAATATGATTATTGGGATATCGTTTTTGATTTGGTAAAACCATATCTTAATAAAAAAGGAATTAAGGTAGTTCAAGTTGGTGGTCCACAAGAAAAAGCCGGCAAACATGTTGATCATTTCATACCTACATCATTTAAACAAATGAATTATGTAATTAAGAATGCTATGATGCACGTAGGTGTTGATAGTTTACCAGGTCATATTGCAAGTGCATATGATATACCTTCCGTAATCCTTCATTTTAATTTACTAAAAGAAAATTCAAAACCACTTTGGAACAAGAAGTCAAAATGTATTAGTATTGAACCTAATTTTGATAAATATAAACCATCTTACATGATGGAAGAAAACCCCAAAAGAATCAACGACATCAACCCAGAAGATATCGCCCAAAACATTTTAAACCAATTAAATATTGATGCAAAAATAGAGTTTAAAACTATTCGCAAAGGGGCAGTTTTTCAAAATCTATCTTTAGAAATTGTACCCGATTTCTTTGGATTTTCTGATTCTTTAAAAGGAAAAAACATAAACTTAAGAGCTGACTTGCATTATGATTTAAATAATATTGTAAATTGGGGTAAGCACTATCAACTATGTCTTTTCTTAAAACAAGAAATACCACCAGATGCTCTTTCTTTTATAAAAAATAATATTAAGCAAATTGTTTTCAAATTAAACGATCTTGAATACGACTATACTAATTTTTTTAAATTTATTAAAAAAAATAAAATCAATCTTATTTTATTAACCGAAAACGAAGATAATATATCAGAGTTAAGATTAAAGTATTTTGATTTTCCTGTTGTGCCAGAACCCAAACCAAAAGAAGAAGATGTTAAAAGTCTCATAACAGACAATACAAAGTTCTGTTCTAATAAATCTTTTGTAAGTAAAGGCGAAACTTTTTATTCAGAATCTTCAGCTAAAAGACTTGACAAAACTAATAGTTTCAAGTATAGTAAAGATTCTTTAAAAGAAATAGAAAGTTTATATTTATATGAGTAGTCCAGAAAAATACAAAAGAAACGAACATGGTCTTCTGGAGTCAGTAGATTATGTTTTTAACGAAGATGGTTCTGTTAATTGGAGAGCTATGATTTCCGCAGATCATCTTTATCCAAATAAGGATTGGTTTGAGTACAGAAAAATGCCAGTTCCAGATTCTATAGAGGGTCTTGATGATAGCCAACTTTTAATTAAGTTAAGTGGTATTAAAGAGCTTGCAAGATTGCGTGGTTTTCACAGTGTCACTTATGATATATCTGAATCTTCAGATGATCGAGTTGTTGCACAATGTATGATCAATTGGATTGAAAACTATGAAAGCAATGGTTCTCAAGTCTTCACTTCAATTGCTAATGCTACAACCAATAATACAAATGGTTTTGCGGCTAAATTTTTAGAATGTATTGCAGAAAATCGTGCCTTTGTACGTTGTGTTCGTAACTTTTTAAATATTCACATTGTTGGTGCAGATGAAATAGACAGTTCAAAAAACAAGGATAAACCTATAGAACAGACGTCTAAAACAACTGATATAACGCCTCAAGGCATCTTAAAAAAGAATCTAAATGATAAACTAGGTATATCCTCCTTTGAAGATTTCAAGGATCATTTACGTGGTTTATACAAAGACGGTTCTTACGAAGGCGACGCTTCTGAAATTAAAAAGTGGCAAAGCTTTAAAGATGTTCCTGCTAAAGAATGTAGAAAGATTTTAAAATTGCTATAATCCTGGCGTTGGAATCAAACTCGTATAGAAAGTGGAGGGAGTTAAGCTCTCTCCATTTTTTTGTAGTTCAAACTTAAGTTCATATCCAGTAGTAAATTGTCCAAATGTGGCGTAATTCTTTGCTTGAGAAAAGACATATGAGTTATCTCTATAATTACTGTCAATCAATTTGTAACCTGTTCCCATATTGGCGTATACATTAAATGTGTATTCTTGTTGGTGTGTTAATATAACTGATTCGTCATATCTGTTTTTGATTGTTAATCTATAGTCTACTGATTCGCCATGAATTGATCCAGATCCAGAGTTTGATGAATAACTTGATGTATCTCCATTTATTAAAGTTATATTACTCATGAACGGATTTACCCACTTTAAAGGTTTTTCATTAATTGTAAATTCTTGGCTAGAATTTTGACTTGACTCTGGATTCTTTAAAGCAACAACAGTCGCTACATAAGTTCCTGCTTTCAGATGATGTAGTTTAAATGGTGTTGTGTCTCCAGCTTTTAAAAATTCTCTTTGTACGTATGGTGCAGATAAATTTTGCTTTAATACAGTGACCCTATACTTATCTTCAACCTTATTGCCTTGAGCGGTAATTAAACCTGTATAACTAAAAGACAAATCTCCTTCTTGCAGAGTATCTCCCACAAAAGTAGGTGTTGTAGGTCTGTTAACTGTATGAGAAGGTATTCCTATATTGTAATTGTTTGGCGTTGTATCGAAATCTTCTGATTCTACTTTATGATATTTACCAGAATCATATTGCAAAGCTTCTATTTCGAATAAATTATTTTCTACTGGTCTTAATTTTATTACTTTATAATATTCTTGAATGTTATTGTTTAATTGAATATTGAAATTATGACCTTGTCTAATTCCTGTGATTCCAGTAAAATTAGCATCGCCCGTGTCTAACAATAAATTAGTTTGATTATCATTAGCTTTTTCCATTCCAGTAATATAAAATTGAGTTACCTGCTCTGCATTTGCACCACTAATTTTGTCAAAAGGAAATTCTCCAGTATATTGTGTGCCTTCAAAAGTATATGTAGTATCAAAGTTAGCTATGTCGTATAAATCTTTTAATGGTGTTTGTATCTTATTGTCGTTTACATAGATACCACCAGTTTTATTTACGGCTAAACCAGTTGATATAGAACCTGTGGAAACTTGAGTTCCAATTCCTAAATAAGATCCAGCGTAATTACTCCCAGTATTAACTTCCAAAATTTTGCCGTAGTTGATTTCAAAATTCTTTAATTCATCATCTATCCTAATAACATCTCCTGGACCCAAAAGCATAGCTTCATGCCCAGCTCTAAAACTAACTATTTCAGTTTCGTTTCTATTGCTTAAAAGAATAAATTTACCCATTCTTCTAGCTTGAGATTTTGATGTACAACCAATACCATTATTTTTTGTTACGATCAATCCGTGTTTTCTTATAGATTCTTCATCTTCTACATATTCTGTCTTAATTTGGAAATCATCTTTTGCATCTGCGTAAAAAACTTCTACACGATTAAATCTACTTTCTTTTGTAATATCTCCATAATTAAATATTCCATCAAAAACATTACCGTTGTTAAATATACCATGAATACCTTTAGGTCTATCCATTGAGAAGTTTAAAGACGCTCCATCCCAAAATGCTATTGCTCTGAATATAGATGCTATATTTCCTATTGTTTCATAAGCGTTTTTAGGTTCTTTAATTAACAAATTCGCGGAAAATCTTGGCTCTAAACCTTCCGTAGCATCTGGTACACCAACAAAATGTCCATCGCTATCAACCGCATCACAATATCTAGCTAAATCATAAAGTCTGAAAATATCTATATCTTGTCGATCATCTAAATTATTACCTATTCCATATATTGGGTTAATCATTAAGTCGTAAAGAATCCAAGCTGGATTATCTGTCCAACCTAATCTAAACGATCCATCCCAATGGCCATTGTACACTAGTGGTCTAGCACTACCAAATGTGCTGACTTCTATTGAATTAGGTATTGTGTCTTGGAATTTTAAATTATTTCCCCCAACACTGTCTTCTAATTCAGATGGTGATACTGCCGATTCAGCAATATCTCCTATATAATTATGTATGATAGTCCCAGCTTTTGTTATTTTAATATCCGCAAAAATACTTTTTGGATTTACATTGGTAGATGCATCGTTGGTTCTCCTGCCAAATGTTAATCTGTTACTTCCTGCGAAACTAATAGAACCTCTAGCTGTTGACATTGTTTCCGTACCTTCTCCAACCAACTCCCCACCTACTGTAGTAACCCTAAAAGTAAATGTTTGTCCTACTAGACTTAATTTACATATGTAAATATCACTATTTCTTTGTGGAAACTTACTGCCTATTGTATGTTCAGTAGTGTCAGTTCTCTGAAAACCACCTACGCCAAACATGTCATCCGTAAATACAGTTGTTCCATTTTGAATTAAATTTCGCATTGCTCCGTAACCCTTTCTACTAGGAGTTGGGTTGTGCGAATTGACTCCAAGTATGTAGTACGGTCCATTTGAAATAACTTCTCCTGCTGTATACGCGTTTGCAAAAGTATCAATTAACTGCACTACTGTACTGTTTGTACCAGCAGTGCCATCAGCTGTAATTTCACATATAATAGTATTTGTTTCAGTGTCTTTTAGTTGTACTCCATTTTGTAATGTTCCTACAAGTTGTAGTTTTACTAACTCAAATGGTTTGAATATTCTGTCGCTTTGCACTTTGTTACCGAAACCATTATTACTTACATACTCTAATCTAAACTTACCATTTCTAATTATTATCTCTAATCTGTTGTAAGATCCACCAGTCCACATAATATCATTAGATGACACATTTTCTCCAATTAAAAGATCAAATGTAACATCTATATCTTCTCCAGTACCATCTGATCTGTATGGTTTAGAACTTCCTACACTGACTTTATTTTGAAATTCTCCTAGATATTGATAATCATCAAATCCTTTTGGAATTAATTTAGCATTATTTATTCTATCTTCTAATGAAATGTTTATTTGTTTGTCCATTTCATTTGCAGTTGATTTAGTAACTAACGCAGCAATTCTAACATCTTGACTTGTTTGAGTTGTTTTATAATGGAATACCTCAAATCCGTTTGATCTCAAAGACCCTCCAGCTTTTGTAATTATAAAATCCCCAACACTAGCCCCATTTGTTTTAGGATAAACTTCTGCTGGGTCGTATTTAAATTCAATTTCAACATCTTCAGTTCCTATGGTAATGTCTTGATTAGCTATGGCAAAATCTGTTGTAGCGTTTATTTCTATTGCAGCTCTTGAATCAAAAAATCCTTTTTCATTTACAAATCTTTTGTCTTTGCCTTTTGTGTCTAATGGAAAATAATTTGATGGGATTAAAACTTTTTTTAGTTTAGCGTCATATTCTCTGGTCGGTTGTTGCGCGAAAGTTCTCGCGTCAAATTGAAATGCAGAAAGTGCGGCGTATGGATAGCTAAAGCTTTCTCCTATTTCTTCTGTAACATAATTCAATGATGCCTCCCTAGAAATCAAAGTAGAATCAGTTTCAAAACTTAATTTTTGAACTTTCATGTATCTATTTATGTTTTTCCATTCTTCGCCAGGAAATAATAAATCTCCACTATTATAAGATGTATAAGATGTTATGTCAGCATCTGTTAAGCCTGGAATACTTGTGTCATCCACTCTTACATTTTGCAATGCTTTGTTTTGGGGTAAATCATTTAATTCCCTCACTGTGTTTAAATAAGCTGAAGTCGTAACACCTTCGTACGTTTTATTTAATGATTGTTTTTGTAGCGTTAAATATATTGATTGCAATGACTTACCGTCTTGTAAGTAAACTGTTGGATCTGTTAAAGTTGAAGCCGTTAAATTTGGTATATCTCCTTCAAACCCATATTCAATTGAAAAAGCTATTTGCGCTCCTGTTTCTTGACCGGCATTATCTCCATTGTCTATGGTATTACTTAAAGCTTCTATAGATAATGTAGGATATACTTTTTTGACTTCTGGTCTTTTTACCGTCCAAGTATATGGATATCCGTCATGTTCGGTTGGGAAATTGGTAGACCAAGCAGAGAAATCTCCACCACCTCTTGAGTCACTATATCCAGCTGCTATTCCTGTTGCCGCTTCGTCTCCACTACCCCCAGTTGCAGCTCCTCCATATCTTAAAGGACCATATAATTTTTTTCTAACATCAAAATCTTGAGCTCCTATATCGTAACCTTCTAATACGGGTTGTTGTTCATAACCTTTTCTATGATTAAAAGATATATTATTAAAATTGTATTCAGCTAAAAAATCATCAGTAAAAGTTAAATTTAAAAATTTGTTATTAAATTCTCCTGGCAAAGGATCTTTTTGAGTTGAAACCACATTTGCAAAAGACATTCCTCCGTTAGGTTTAAAAGCAAAAACATCATAATCTCCACTTATACCACTACCCACAGCTGCATCAAAATCAGATCTTCCAGATTGTATAAAAAATTTACCACTAGGAAAATCAGACTTCTTTCTAGTTCTAAAATCCGCAACGAATGTAACACCGTAACCAGGTTCAAAACCAATGTTTGAACCGCTTTTCATACCCGTTGAAGCACTCAAATGTGTAGCTCCAGTTGTATGAAACCAAAATCCATTAAATCCAGTTTGGTAGCTTCCTCCTGGAGGTTGTACTTTTATTTGAAGTTTGTCAGCGCCAGCCCCATTTTCATACATAACATAAAACGGGTAACTTCTACCAGCCTCCATACTAACCACTGCAGTTCTATTCTGACTACTGTAAGTACTTGTAATAGTATAATTGTCTATGGTTCTGTTTTCTGGAGCTCCGTTATCACCTATCCACACATATGATCTATCATCAGAAGATAGATGAAAAGTATAATCACCAGCACCACTAGCTTTAAAATAACCCCCAAGATTCATTGCATCATTAGTATCTATAGCAACACCAAAAGGCCCATCACTGTTAGCAAATTGAAGATGCTCGGTGGTTCCAGAGAAATCTATAAAACCAGCTGTAGTAAAATTTTCTTCGAAAAGGTGAATATTTGAACTATTCCTCTGGTTGCGTGTGTGATATCCAGTTAGACCTGGACCAAAGTGTAGCGTTACATCTTCTGTATTGTCTACAGAATGAGTATTGTCTGTTTCTGTTGTAATTGTTGATGTTAAAGGGGTTGGATCATTTTTATATCCAGTACCCGCATCAAAGAAAATAATTCCACCTCCATAAAAGCCTTCCAATCTTAAACCAGAGCCTACTTTACCAACATGTTCTGGAAGTGGTGGGTATGAACCCCCAGCTGCATAATCCCCTACAAATGGGTCACTATTAAAAAAACCAGGTATTGCAAATTGCATATCTTTTGGCATTTCTACAAGCGAACCATCTCTTTTTTGTATGGTTCTTTTATATAAATGTCCACCAGTTGCACTAGTACCCACTGTTGCAAAATGATTAAAAGTAGTTTGATTGTAAGATGTTTTTTGCCCTGGATCAAATTTACCTCTTCCAGTTATTCCGTCACTAGGTTCAAATATACCACTAGTTAGATATTGCATAAAAGCATATCTACCCAAATCCCCAGAATTTTCAGTAATAAAATTTAGTAATTCGCTTTTAAATCCATCTATTTCTCTGATTTTTAACGACGCATTATAAGCTGTTACTCCTCCTGGAGCAGAGACATCGGCTTTAGTAAGAAATCTTTCATATTCTCTTAATGAGCCACTAATATTGAAGAATGCAGCTTCTATAGCCCCTGTTTCCAATCTTCCAACTAATTCTATATTTTCATATGGTATTCTTTTTCCTGCAGAAGCCTCAAATGTTGGATTTTTAACTCTAATTCCATCTAAAAATACGGACTCTAACAAATCCATGCCTTCTGACCTTCTTCCATCTTTAGTGGACAAACCTTCAATTGGACCTTCGGCCAGCAAATCCAAAACAGCCATGGAAGATGAAGACATCAAAGTATTATTAGTTGCAGGAGGGTTTAAGCTAGACTCACCCCTAATACTAATCTTTTTACCAATTTTTCTTTTTAGTATGTCTTTGAAACTTTCCATGCCTACTTTTTTTACACTATTAACCTTAAAAAGATAACATCTGTCACATTTCCTTGATTTTTTAGCGTTAATTTAATTAAATCTATTTCTTCAGAAAGTTTTTTTGGGAAAAAAGTTACTCCAGATTCAAATTTTAAAAAATTTTTTAAAACTTCTTTATCTTCTTTATATCCTGATGATTCTAGTTTTATTTCATTTGATAAAAAAGCATTTATTTTTTTGTTTTTATTGAAAAATTCTGTTTTAAAGAAGTTTTTTTCTTCAAGTTCTAGTAAGTAACAACCCATTTCATGGCAAATATTTAAAATATTGCCATTAAAATCTAATTTAAAAAACTCGATTACATCATGCTCTACGGGTAAAACCCTTATAGTTTTTCGTAGTGTCTTCAAATTGCTATCCTATTTGGTTGGTTTTATCTAAAAGTTCAGACGAAGCAAAATCTCCAGAAAAAGATTTCACAAACATATTATAATTTCCAAAAGTATATAATCCATTAAAAAATCCAGAAGTTCTAATAGAAGACCCAACAACTTCAGTTCCTTTAGCTACTGTTTTTGCAAACCTTCTTCCATTGGGGAAAACTAAAGAAATATCGTAAGCTTCTTCGTTTCCATTTAAAGCTCCAGTTATAGCATAATTTATATCAAAAGTATTGTCGTTCAATCTAGTAACACTTGTTTCAAAGCCAAGAGGAGCAGATATTTCTTGAACTTCGTGTTGTGGTATTCCTATATTGTGAGGCGTTTCTATTTTATCAAAAAATACTGATTTGTTTTCTCCTGTTTCAATAGCTTCAATTAAATCGTATTTTCCACTGTTGTATTCGCCACCCAAAACAGCATATCTATTGTTTTCGGTCGGTTTGATTTCTATTACTTTAAAAGTTTGTCCAGATGTATGCTGTAAATCCAAACCAACAAAAGATCCTTGAGGCACTTGCGATACATTATAGTCTGAATGAATTTCTAATCTGTAAAGGTCGTTGACCTCGGATATTCCAGTAACCTCTACTGTTTGAGCTTGTACCCTTTGATAATCATCTAAAAGAGTTGCATTAATTTTTCCCCCAGTTACATTTGTATGGAAATAATCATCTACTCCTGAAGCTCCTGTTGCATTATATATATGTATTCTATTGTTGTTAAACGATCCAGTATTAAAGGTTTTTTCTACAAAAATTTGCCCTTCAGCAGGTGGAAGATTACTTGCAGAAATAGTGCCTCCTTCTGCTATTGTTACTATTTTTCCGTTTTTGACTGTTACGTTTTGTTCATTTAAATCAGTTATGTTACTTTCTGATTGGTAGTCTATTTCTCCAAATACTTCAAAGCTACTAAAGTCAGCAGAGTTAGAAGCTAATATTCTTAATTTAAGACAGTCGTGGTTTGATTTATCAACTTCAACTTGAATTTCAGTCAAAGTTTTGGCTGATCCGAAATCAACAGTTAGATGATTGAGATCTGCATTTTCACCAGCCACGTTGTTTAGACCCAGAGTCCACCACATCTGGGAAGTACCCTTAAAAGCTTCGTGTGGTCCATATGTCTCGCTATGTGAATAACCGGCTGTGACAGTCAGCCCACCTTGTACATAAGGCCCAGTTGTATCTGATCCACCGCCAGCAAGATCACTGTCAGAAAAGTCTGTTGTTGGGTAAGTAATTCCATCACTATCAACTAAATGTATTTCCCTGATACCTTGCCGTGTTTCTGTTGGAGTATTATCTCTATTCGTGCCCAAAAACTTATAATACCTAAAGCTTCCTATGGCAGAAGAGACTTCGGATGAAGCGACCCTAGTGAAGGCTGGTTCAAATTGTTTTAGTTCATCGTTTACAGTAAACACATCTCCCACAGTCAACATTAAAGCCTCACTTGATGTTTCGAAAGACACAATTTCTCTTTCTAGCTTGTTTGAATATAATATATATTTACCCAATCTTCTTGCTTGGCTTCTGCTTGTGGCACCTCTAGCATTTACGCTTCTTCTTATGATTCCATTTTTTCTCAAACCATCCTCATCTTCAACGCTTTCAACTTTTAACTTGTAGTCATCTCTCTTATCTAAAAATTGCACATCTACTACAGTAAACCTAGAAACTTTAGACGTATCTTCGTAGTTAAATATTCCATCAAATACATTTTGATTATTAAAATGTGCAGCGTTAGGTCTGGGTTGATCAGAATAAAATCTTATTTTTCCATCTGCATAATAAGCCATTCCTTGGAAACTCGTAGCTAATTCTTTAATTAACTCAAATCCATTTGAAGCCTCTTCTAATAATATGTTACAAGAATATCTTGGTTCTAACCCTCCAAAACCATCAGGTAGTCCAACAAATTTACCATTCGAATCAACTGCGTCACAATATCTACCTATTTTATATAATTGGAATATATCTATATCTCTTAAGTCGTCTAATCTATTTCCTATTCCATAATCTTGATTAGTCAAAAGGTCATAAATAATCCAAACAGGATTGTCAGTCCAGCCTATTTTAAAAGTTCCATCCCAATCTCCATCATATATCATTCTATTACCACCTTCGTGTATTTTGGAAGCATCGTCTATAAACCTTCGGTCTCTACCATCAACATCTAATGGATAGTAATTTGAAGGTATTTGAATTTTTTTCATACGAAGATCAAATGTTCTTCTTGGTGGAGTATTAAACTGTCGTGCATCAAGATTTACTTTTGCTAAAGCTGAACTTGGGTATGTAAAATTACACGGAACTTTTTCTATAATTTGATAAACAGAAACCTCTCTAGAAATGAGAGTTGAATCTGTTTCATAAGTCAATTTTCTCACTTTAACAAATCTATGAAATCTCTTCTCAAGAGATTTTAAAGATTCATTGGGAAAGTATTCTTGCAATACTGTATGGGAGGGTAATGGTATTTCATTTGTGTCCATAGCATAAGCTCCTCTAGCAACACCTCTTATAGTAATAACTGTTTCTACAGGAGTGTGCCGCAATGAGCTAGTTTTCATACTTTGTTCTATCCCATCATTACTTCTACTTCTTCCAATTTCTTCAGAAAAACCATCGAAACCTACCAGCACACCAATTCTTAAATTTGTTGGTCCAAGATTTAATTTTGGTTGTATGACATTTTTAAAGTCAATATGTTGTTCATACAAGGATTGTACTAGTAAAGTCACTATGACTGACTCAACCTCTGGTCTGCCTACACGATGATTCAACTGATCTCTGTCTGCTTCTAAAGGTGTGGGATTAATCCATTCTGTATAACTTACTTTTTCAGGTCTTGCTTTATCTTCATGGTCGTCATTGTATCTATTATCAACACTAGAATCTCCTTCTTGTGCTGAATTTTTTGCTATTCCGTACACAAGATTAGAAAAACTTGGATGTGCTCCAGTAGCATTATCCATATTTGTAGCCCTTGGATTATATGGTCCGTTTATAACTTTTTGATACTCAAAAGAGCTATAAGCATTTTCCATAATTGGACTTTGAGATTCTTCACCTTTTCTCGATTGAATTGATACTTTAGAATAATTAAACAAACTCGGTTCTGTTTCAGTTATTCTTAATCCTATTTCTTTGTTTTTAATTAACCCTGGTTGACCTTTTAATTCTGGATTAGCTATATGTAAATATTGTATTGCTTTAGTACTTACATTGTATTGTAAAACATCATATCCGTAAACTTGACCACTATTAATAGCTGCATTTTTATTAGCGCTAGAAACACTGCTTTTTAAAATAAATCTACCAGTATCAAAAGATCCATCTGTATCGATTACAGGTGGTAAACTTCCAGAACCTTCGTGCAATCCAGTGCCTAAATATATTGGAAAAGCAAATGCTCCTTTAAATTTATTACCAGAATGTGGCTCTAAATACATACCCTTTTGAATACCACTTGTTGATGGCATAATATAAGGTTGTCTAAACTGTGTATAATTAGATGAAGCAGTCCCTCCATCATCTCTAACTATTACTGGATATACATATGTATTTCTATAATTATTATCTTCTATAACCTTGTATCCAGTTACTTCTCTCAAGAAGTAAGGAAGTATGTCTGATTCATCTATAATTGATGCGGCATCATTTGCATCATCTCCAACGGAAAAAGAAAGTCTTGCCGTTTTAGATATTTCTGCATCTTGATTGTTACCACCAAAATATTGCGATGCATCAAAAATCATGTGAGCATAATTTGGCCTGGTTGATGGTGTCGTTTGTTCGGTTTCTTGTACCTGATACAAATGCATAGCGTCTATTGTAAAGCCACTATTAAAAGTATCATAATCATTATTTTTACCACCTATTACAAATGCTCCATCATCAAACATCGCATTAGCATTTGATGGTAAAGTGAAATCAATACTACTGGTTCCGTTTGTTAAAATAACTTCTCCCTCTTCTAAAGTTCCATCTACCACACAATTACCAACCGCACTATGTAAAACTCCGTTACCTTGAGTCAAACTTTCAAAATAAGTCAAACTACCTTTACCCCAACCTAAAACAACTCCAGTTTTGTATACATTGTCGCTATCTGTTGAGAGACCAGTTACATTAGAAAGAGTGATATCTAATCTATATCTTTGACCAGTAGCAAAAGTGTCAGCGGCATTACCGAAACCAGTTTTATTCATATCCCGAAAAACAAGGCCATAACCTCTATTAGTAGTATCACCCGTTTTCAATACAGTAACTCTCACATCGTTATGCGGAGATCCTCGTAGGTCTATATTTACAGCTCCATATTGTGCATTATTTGTTCCCCGCCCAGAAGCCATTTTCCAACTTTGCCCAGTAGCGTCTGATCCTTCGTTAGCGCCACTGAATCCGTTTGAGCAATTTATAATATCTTTTATGTAACCTGTAGAAAATCCAGAAATTAAGTTATCTAATTGAGCTATAATTGGCTCTCTTAAACCTTCCCCGACAATTCCTTTCCTACTAGGCCTGTAAAAATACTTACTTGGTGTTGGTCCTCTTTGTCCACGAGCATTCCAAGCGCCATCAAATTGCATTGCTGATCTGGCGTAGTTCGAACCCCTGGCCATGTTTTGGTACTTATAAAAACAGCTTCCATCAGTATAGTATTGATCAAATCTGTAATCAAGTTTATTAATACCAGGATTGTATAGGCAATCCCTTCCCATATTGTAGGCATTTAAAACTAGATGAGAAAACGCTCTACCTACGGTAGTTCCGGTAACATTACCTCTATCGTTTATAGCTGTAGAGTAACTGTATTGACCTTGGTATTTCATTGGTCTACCGCTAGTAATTTGATTTTGATACGTTGCGGCAATAGTAGAAGTTCCATGAAAACACGCCCAGTTATACCTACCATTACTAATTTGACAAGATCCACTTTGGTGTTGATGATTTGAAGATCCAAGCCATATTTGATCTAAATCTATGACGGTGTCTTGAGAATAAATCAATCTACTTATAGAAAGCTCTTCGGTTACACCCCTGTAATCTACTGTGTTACCACCTGTCTGTGTTTGTGCTTGCGCATACACTGCTCCAGATAACGGTTGTTGAATTGGGTGCTCCTGAAACGAAATAGCGTTTTCGTCTGTTGTGTCAATTCTATGCACACCTACACCAAGTTTATCACCATACGCTTGTAAACTTCCCCTATAAGTTGCACTATAATAATAACTAGCAAATGGCCAACATGAATAGTGGTAAAGACCATTTCTTACGGCATTTGAAGTACCATCTCCAAGAGAAAACTCAACGGAGTAACAGTACCATAAAAACCCAGGTGCTAATTGTCCGTATTTAAAATAATTACGTCTTTGTCCACCATCCAGCCAAGCACTCGGATATGTCTGTGGATAACCATAAACATCTGGTATATTAACAGTAGCTATAGTTTCAGCTGTAGGTCCAACTATATCAATGTTATTTGTATCTCCTATATATTTTCTTGGAAATCTACGCAACGTTTCATTTTTATACCCAGAAAGTAATTTAACGACTATATCTCCATAATCTATATGTATTCCGCTATAACCATTATCTAACTCAAGTTTTTGAAATCTTTTTTTCGTAACAGAATCTTCGACTACAGGAGTATCATCTAATCTTAAGGAAGCAAGCGCTGAATCTAATTCGCCTTTTTTATTTACAAACCCTTCAATTGGGCCTTCGCACAAAAGGTCTACAGATTCTAATTCAGAAATAGATGTTAAATTATCAGCAGAAAAAGTAGGAGATAAAGAACTAGAAAAATCTTGAATTCTATCAATGTTATTTTGCAAAAAAGTTCTTCTTGACATCGCTCCCAAGACGCTGTTTTTTTGCTTTTTTAAAAACTTTTTCTTTAAGTTTTTCTTCATTAGTAGCCTCTAAAATAATTACTGATTGATGAACCAAAAGATTCTTGTATTTTAACTAAAGCGTCTCCTCTTGTGTTTTCGTAAGCGGCATTTTGTCTGTCTTGCGATAAATCAACTGTTGTAATTGTTGTGCCTACTACATAAGATCCTACCCTCAATCTTCCATAACCAACAGGTATAGCTCTACCTTGTGTAGAAATGTTTTGTGGATTACTAAATATAAAAGATGAATTTTTTACAGAACTTGCTATATCCGTATTTGGTTCGTTTTCAGGTATTGGCGTTAATAAGTACATGATACCAGCGATGATTAATCCAACAGCTAAAGTAAAAAGAAATGCTGTGACTGCAGCACCAAACCCACCAAAAACAGCAAGAGCTCCAACTGCGAAAGCTAAAATAAAAAACAGCGTCGGGCCATGACCTAATACACAGGGGACAATGTCGATTGTTTTAATTTCTTGTTTTTTTTCTAAAACTCCGTCTTCCTTCTCTCCATTAACTATAATTTCATAATGCATGCCTTCGTCCGCATTTTTTTTTAAATATTTAAAAAAATTAGGATACCTAGTATTTATAGCCTTAATAGCATCGCCAGCTTTTCTAATATTGAAAAACTCTAGCTTTTTGGTAAATTTTTTACCAGCTTTTCCGTGTATTTTAATTATTGTTTTCATATTGTTAGTAAACTATATATCCCGGTCCAGAGAAAGTTCCTCCATGAGCTATATTAGCGCTTCCTGCTACAGCACCAGCCGCTGGATCAGCTGATGTATTAACTTTATTTAAATCTCTAGCAAGAATTGTACTTTGTATAACTTTAGTTCCTATCCTCAATAACCCATAACCCAATGGAACAGGTTTGTATTGAGCTGTAATATTATCTTTAGAAGCAAATAAAAAAGATTTATTAGCAGAACCCATTGTCATTTCCGCTGGTTCTTCTTCTGGTATAGGAGTCATTAGATATTGTATACCTGCCATAATCAATCCCATTGTTAAGGTTATCAAAAATGTTAATAAGAAGGGATCATTCCCTGTTATCATAGGACAAATATCTATTCTTTTAATAGGTTGATTTATAAATAGTTCGTTTTTTGTTTTTGGTTCGCAGTTATCGACTAAAAATTCACAATGTAAATTTTCTTGGGCGTTTCTCATTAAAAAATTTCTAAATCCAGGAGAAACTGCATCTATGGCAGATACACAATCTATTACTTTGTGTATATTTTCAAAGTTATACACTTCCTTAAATTCGTGTTTTAAAGACCCATGTAAAACTATTTCAGTCATAAAATTTCCTCCTCTAATTTTTTAACTAAACTATGATCAGCGTCCATGTACTTGGGTTTTAAAATGTTGAAAGTGTTTGTCTCTATTGAATAAATCACGAATGGGTAACAAATTAAATCGCAAGTTTTCTTATCAAACTCGGAGGGTTCAGAATTTCCTTGAGCATGTGAGTGATAAATAGCCACAACGTTTTTGGTATTTTTAACGTACAAAAAATCTTTTGCCGGTATGTAAAATTCATTTTCTTTATTTGGAGATTTGTTTTCTGCTGGTAAAATTTTATATTCATCATCTTCAAACACAACGAAACCACAAACCTCTCTTTTGGGGCTTTTTTCGCAATCTACGGATATTAATTGTTTTATTTTGCTCATTAGTAAGAATAACTTTCTGTTCCTGGAAATCCTCCATATGGTAATGATTTATTAGCATTCACTCCACCTAAATCATCATTTGCGAAACGCATTTTACAACCTGCTAATTTTTTAGAACAAGCGTCTTTTGCCCAAAGGTCTGGTCGTTTGTGAGGTGGTTCGGAAACACTAGGTGTGTGACCTGTTTTACAAATATAGTAAACTGGATGTTGTTGATAATAATTTGCAGTTAAACCTTGTCCAGATATAGCTCTTGGACTTAATGTGAAGACATATTCACCTAAATGATAAGATGACCTATCTCCACTCCACAAACCAACTCCAGAAAGACAAGCGTCAACGGAAGTTTGATTAGATTCATATTTGTTTCCTAAAACACCAGTATTTAAATTAAAGGCAGTTCCACCTCCAGTAACAAAAGAGGCGTCCTCAACAGTTCCCACAACCCTATCTGCTCCAGCTGTTTTTTTATCAAAACCATATCTACATCCATAACCCCTATAAATCCAAGGGCAATATCTGGAAGAAATTTTTCTCGCTGGAATTTCTATATTTTCAAGCTCTAAACTAGATACCAACTCTAATTCTACAGCCAATTTATTTTCAGATACTTTTCTAGAAACAAAATATTTATCATCTGGCATTCTTGCGTCTGGGTTTGCTGTACCGAATGGATTTTTATTTCCTGGAAAGTTTGCGTCATCTAAAAACTTTGCAAAAGTTCTTTTTCTTACTATTTTAGCTCCGTTTAAATTGTCGTATTTTCTCAATAAAGAAGAAACATAAAGTCCAGCATTTGAAACTCTAATTTTAGGTCTAGGTAATCTTTGATCTCCTAATATTTCAAATCCTTCTGCTTCTACAGCTATAGGCAAATACTCTTGACCATCAAAAATAATTTTACTATTTACATTGTTAGTTCCTCCATGAAAGTGAATTTGTGCTTGACTATCGTTCTGATAATCGTAATATAATGTAAATAGTTCTATAATTGCTGTAGGTTCTACATCAAAAATAGCTTTAACAAAGTCTTGATTTATGCCTTTTCCCATATCAATATATTACACCGAAAGATGAAAAAATACAGAAAATTAAACTCTGTCTCATATAGAGAGTACAAACATACAGATTTTAAGGAGGTTTTCTCTGTATTTGTCGCATTTCAAAAGAAAAATCAGATAAAACAATACCACAATTTAAGCCACGGGCAAAGTGAAAATTTTTATTTGAGGTTTTTGTTTTACGAAATAAAAAAACTGATAGAGAGGTGTCCCATAAAATATGTCAGTATAAACGAAAAAACTGGCAAAATATGCGGTTTTGCGTGCTTTACAGAGGGAGGTTTTGTGCCAAATCATTTAGACTTGCAACTTGTAATCAAAGATCCAGATTACACTCTATCTAAACCGATCATATTATGCTTCTTTACGGTTTTATTAAAAGTTAAAAAAAAGTACAACAAGCGAATTTATGCAGTTCTTGGAGATAGAGAAAGGTTTTCCACATACATGAAAGCCGTTCAGAGAATATTTAAGGCAAAAATCATCTCAAAAGATTCACTAAATAGATATTTAGTGGAGTTTCTGCCTTGACTTTTGTCAAAAAACACTTTATATTACGGTCTTATGGAAAAAAATTCTCAATGGACTAAAAATCAAACTGGCGCTCTTTGGAAGAAACAAACACCAAAGGGTAAATATTTATCGGGGTATATAGAAGTGGACGGAGTTCAGCACAAAATAGTAGTATTCCCCAACAAATTCAAACAAAAACCAAATCAACCCGATTTTATAGCATATAAGCCTTTTAATGTGTAAGTAAATGTATGAAAGGTTACATAAAAGTTGTAGGAGTAAATGATGGAACAAGGAAGTTAGAAAAAGCTACTGGGTATGGCACTTTAACTTACAAATACCACAAGAATTACTCCCTCGAGTTTCAAAACGAAACTTTTTTCGTTGAACTTTTGGATTTTATTATCGCAGAAGATTGTATCGAGTTTTCTGGTTGGTTGGGCGACAAAGACCACAAATATGGAAGAATCGCCTTCCAATTTGAACCTAAAACGAACGATAGTTGAAAAATTTCCAAATAATCTTATAATAGTGTAAATGAAATATATAAGATGTTTGGACTTATCACGATGCTATTATCTACATTGGGGGCGACTGGGATGGGCAGTATGCTTAAGATTCTTGGTGGCGCTTTCCAAGGTATGTCCGAAGCCAAAGCTGCGAAAGAGCGTAGAGAGCTTATTAGAGAT